CTAGAGTAGCTTCTCGATGTGCGTTTCGAGCTCCTTCGGAGTCGTGGTCGGCGCGAACCGTGCCACGACCGCACCATTGCGATCCACCAGAAACTTGGTAAAGTTCCACTTGATCGCCTCGGTGCCAAGCACGCCTGGCTCCTCGCCCTTCAGGAATGCAAACAATGGGTGCGTGCTCGGACCATTGACATCGACCTTGGCGAACATCGGGAATGTGACGTCGTAGGTTCGCGAACAAAAATTCGCAATTTCTGATGCATCCCCCGGCTCCTGACCGCCGAATTGGTTGCACGGAAAGCCGGCGACCGTAAATCCTCTGCCTTTATGCTTGCGATACACCGCTTCGAGCCCCTCGTATTGGGGAGTAAATCCGCATTTGCTTGCAGTGTTGACGACCAGCACCACTTGCCCCTTGAAATCCCCCAGGCTCTTTTCAGCGCCTTGCAGAGTCACCGCAGAAAAATCGTAGATCGTGCCCATCGGCATCCCCAAGTCCCGGTCCAAGTCCCGGCTCAATCGTGGCAGACGCCACGCCGGCTCCGCGCGACCATAGACGAAGTCGCGGGAACGGACCATGCACTTGCTCGAATCGGCCAAGCGCGGAGCTTTAACGGTGACCGAACGGCGCGACTCTGCGCCGGCCGCCCCACGCAAAAAAACCCGCCCCGCTTGCGCGGGACGGGGCGACGTCACCTGTCTCTCTTCAGGGGCGCGATCGACCCCGCCGGCGAGAACGATCACAACAAGAACCGGAACGGCTTGGCTTGCTGCAACGCCTTGGTCAGCGCGTCGACCTTGGCCTCGAGCTTGACCACCTCGACCTGCAGCTCACTGATGCGGCTTTCGTAGCTTTCGATCAAGACACGGATGCGGGCATCTACCAAAGCCGCCAGGGACGGCTGACGGCTAATGAACGCCGCCACGATCGTACCCACCACTCCGATCACAGCACCGAGAACCCCCGCAGCAAGCGCATTCCATGAGCTACTATACATACCGAGCATCGCAGCGCCCCTCCTCCGAGCCTTTTTGACCGCCTACAAGCCAACGTCCAGCACCCATGCAACGCCGACTCGGGAACCCATCCATGGTACCCGCCACGTACCGGTCAGGGCACCCGATCGCTCGTCCCGACCGCCGCAGAGCTCACACCACTTTGCAACAGCCCGATCTTGCTCACGATCAAGCTCGCCATGGCATCCGGCTCCAGGCCTAGCGTTCTCGCGACAACCGGGATCGCATCGATCGCGGCTTGTGCCGCCGCTGCTATGCCCGGAGATCCAACATCTATCCTTGCATTCACGATCGATGAATCCGCGGATGCCCAGACCTTTCCGGCCGCTGCAAGCGCGGCGGAATGCACCACAGCCCATTGTGCGTCCGTGAACCTAACGCCGAACATCTTGTAGATTTTGCTCGCGATTATCGGCGTTACAACTGTCAATACCATTGAAAACAATGCCGATACATAGGGCTGAACCAGCAAGAGAGTGTCTCCGAGCTGGATGGATGCGCTGGACGGAGCCATGCGAGTACCTCCCCGACGCGTTCCACCGATACAGGGAACGCTATTACAACAAGCTGCGGCCCGCGATTCCAAGGACCGCAAAGCCATCAATCACACGATGGAACGCCATCGCCGCGTAACCACCAGCATCCAGATCATGTGACGAGGTCGAGGTTGCCCATTGAACCCACCCACTAGAGCGCTTCCCGACCGGGTGGATTCACCCGGGCGACAAGAAATCGCTCAAGATTCAAATGCTGGAGTATATTCTTGTCGGCCAAATCGAATGGATGTGAGCGGAATATGCACTAGCCGACCGACGCCAACGGACACGCTCCGGTGCATGGTGGAACTCTAGCCCTTCCGCTCGAAACACTCGACACGACGTCGGCTGCGCCAAGAAACTATCGCGAAAGCAGCGCCGCCGAGCAAAAGCACAATCGCAATGCCGACCCCGCCGAGACCATTTGGCTCGGCAACTCGGGCCGCGGTCACGGCAAGCGGAGCAGCAGCCCAGGTCGACACCGCCACAACCGCCCAGGATTTCGCAGCGGTCCCCAATCTCCCCGACTGCGCACGGTTCTTGGCTTCGGGCGTAGCAGGTTCAGGTAGCGCCGCCGCCGCCACATCAGAGAAATGCGCGTAGGCCCTGGCCAGCTTAGTGTGGTAGCCATGGGTCGCGTAGCGGGGCCCATTGTACCTCCTGGCAAAAGCGGCCCAGTCCTTCCGCTCCAGCGCACCGGAGAGCCTCTCCGCGACAATGAACCGTGCCATGGCAGCGAGCTGGACATCCTCGCCTTCACAAAAGGCTTCGACCATGCGCACCGCGCTCGGGTATCCAGCGGCTCGATGGTTCGAGCCGAGAATCTGCGGCAGGCCCCACGATGTCGCCTGTAGCGCTAGTTCCATGTCGATCCGGCACGCAGCCACGATTCGAGGATAGGACTCTTTAGGATAGGGCTTCGTCCCCCATTTGCGATAGGCGAGCCCGGCTCTTGTTGCCTCGCGCCGCTTATCGCCGTCGAGCAACCGGTAAAAGATATGGGGCTCGAACAGCGCCTTCGGCCGCCCTTTCGCGTCGAACCCCCGCCCGCCCGTCTCGACCGCGACCACAGCACGAAACGCCGCAACCTCGCATTCGATGGTCGCTGCCGCGTGCGCGAAATCCTCAGGCGTCGCCGCCGCCGCGTTGGGGTTCACGAAGTTCATGGGGCTACCTTTCTGCGATGCTCGGCGGCACGTGCGCCGCCACGGCCCGCGCGAGCACGCTGTATGACATCGGATGGACGCGATCCCGCCCTGGCACGAAGGCAACGACAGCATCACCATGCTCGGCTGCGACGCTGCGCACAGCCTTTGCCGCCTCGGGATGAGCCGGTGCGATCCAGATCACCTTGTCGCTGCGCGCCCGCCCACGGATCGCCCGCAGGTTCGCCGGCAGCATTGGATTCCTCGGATCGTTCGACCCGGCCGAGATGACGAGCCACCTAAGATGTCTCGTCGGCACGCGCGGGATAATCGAGCCGGACGGGATGCCGATCTTCGCCGCCACCACGCATTGGGAGAACCACCCGCCGAGCCCGTAGGGGCGCGTGGCGATGGAATCGCCCACGACGAAGCACGTCGCGGCGACCACGAGAACTGCTGGCACCAGGCGTCGCGGCCTATTATCAAGGGTTTCGCTGCGCGTAATCCAGGATCGCCTGCACGATGCGTCGCGCCATGTAGTTGTGCCCTTGCTGCGAGAGATGGTTGCCGTCCGAGAGGATCAGGAAGTCATTGTTCCCGTCGCCAGTCGTCGCAGTCTCCTTACCCGTGCCGTTGAACCATGGCTCCGAGGCGGTCGAGAACGGGATGGTGTAGACATTCGAGATTCCAGCAGCTCCCGCGAACGCCGCAGTCTCATTTGCTTGCACCGTGGCGAGCGCGACGGCCGGCTGTTTGACGACTCCCGTCACGAAGATCGGGACCGTCGGATATGCGGCACGCAGGCTTGCCAGAAGCGTAGCCGAGGCAGCCGTGATGGTCGCCGCAGCTTCCGCGTTGTCGTTTTGCGAGCCCTGCACGACGATAAATTTGATCGGCCGATAGGCGTTGCACGCGCTGAGATCGACTATGGCGTGCCCGCTATAGGGCGTGGAGCCGCCCGGCGCGACAAGGCCGGTCCCGCCGATCGACGCATTGCAGATGTCCGGCGCATTGAGCAGCTTCCGCATCTGATTCGGCCATGCAACGGTCGGGTTCAGGACCGTGCCGAGAAGCACGCCGGTCCCTTGGCTATCGGCGAGGACCGCTATGGACCATTCCTCCGGGACCTCGGGGTAGGAGATCGTCGACGTCGGCTCTACCGCGATAGTCTTGATGCTGCTTTCCCGCGAGAACTCGAACTCGACCAAGTGCCGGCCGCGCCCGATGGCTACCGCCGTGCCGCCCCCGATCATGGCGTCGGCCGGCGCGGCTACGCCAGCGAAGTCGATCGAGATGTAGCGCGTTGTGCCAGCGGTGGACGCTCCTGTCGAGACCATGCGGTCTATGTTCTGCCCGTCCACGATGATATTGTATGGCCGCCCACCTTGCAGCAGCCCGAACTCGACGCGCGTGCAGTCGCACATGAACGACACCGACCCGGAGCTGGCTTGATTCTTCGTAGCAGTCAGCGTACCCGCGGCCGGCGCCATGGTCGCCGACACGGTGCCATAAAACCCGGTCCCTTCCTTGTTTTGCGACGGAACACCACCGCGCCACATGAAGGGGCCTCGGCCAGCCGGAAGGCCGGCGTAGGCGGAAACCGTATAGACTTTGGTCAGCGTAGCATCCGCCGTCCCGCCGTTGGTTGCCACGAACGCCGGCGCGGTCTGCTTCCCGATGTAATCCCACGTGACGGTCCCGTCCGTCTGGCCTATAGCGCGCGTGTTCATCCAGCTTGCTCCAGAGGTGCCGCCAACTGTCGCGATATAGGCGTTGCCGCCCTTGGAGACGACGGCTCCGAGCGCATAGGCGGTCGATGCCTTCCACGGGCTCGACCCCACGAGTGGGGGGCGTACAGGCGACGTGCTTGGTGTCCCGCCTAGAGGCGCCAGCCGGCGGAGCGCCGCAAAAGGGGATTCGGTCGCGGAAGACGTTGCGAGCATCCAGCCGTTCGCTTGGAGCACGGGAGCGTCGAAATCCGGTACTGCTATGGAGACGCCGGGCAGGCTCGTGTAGGTACGGCCATTGACCGTGATTGAATTACGCGCACCGCTAACCGGTGGCACGAGGTTCAGTGTTGCGGCGCAGACCTGAACTGTGACTCCGACGAGAGCAGCAAGCACCAGTAGTGTTCGGCGGAGGTAATTCATCGTATGCTCCATAAAAAAGCCCGGCGCGAGGCCGGGCGTGTGGATGCGGAAGCCTTGATCATGATGTCGGCGGGTTGCAGAGCAGATAGTTGATCTGCACCCGGACCGTACCACCCGAGAAAGTCCCGCCATTCGCGGTGATGCGTACCGCGGTCGAGGCATAATTGCCGCTCGGGTTGCCAAGAAGCCCCTGGTTCGTCGTCCCCGCGGTGAGCCCGACATCGTTCCCGAACTCGTTCGCCGCGCCGCCGACCCGGCCGATATCGAAGCTCGTCACGCCGGAGCCCGTGATCAAGGTCACGACCCGCAGCGACACTCCGAAGATCAAGCACTGATTCGGAAATGTGATCGTGGTGTCTGTCGTCGCGCCGGAGAGCGTGACCAGCTCCTCGAGGCACCCGAGCTGAATATTCCCGCCATGCTTGACATTCGACCCATCACGACCCTCGACGAGAAGAGCCGGCGACATCCCGTTGGCGCACCAGCCGCCAGCCGTCGTGCCGTCGTGGGCGACCACTCGCTTGTTGGTCTTGTCATAGGTGAACTCGCCTTCCGAGCCGGTAAAGGTCGCGTGCTCCGCCGCTGTACCGCGTCTCCGAAGAAGTCGCCCGCTCATGCTATGCTCCCCAAGTCAACTGTTGTATCTGGGGATGACGCAAGCACCCCCAAATCCTCCTCGACCGTCACTGCGTCGGTGACCAGGCCGAGATCGACATCGATCCCGAGCGCGAGCTGTTGCAGGATCGACCCGAGCCCGCCCCCCGCGCCATTCGGCGTGTAGGTGTATGTCGCGCAGGTCGCAAGGTCCTGCACCCCGAGCCCAAAGATGTTGAAGCTCTGGAACTTGATATAGATCGCCTGCCCGACATAGGCCGCCGCGAGCGGGTACTTGAAGATCGCATTGTCGAGCCTGGCGAAGCGTGAGCCGATCGGGTGCGACGCCGGCACATTGGTTTCATATAGCCCACGCACGAGCCCTCCGAGGCCGTAGGCATTCGTGCCGGTGAGGGTCGCGGAGGCATAGGCAATGAGCTCGTCCTCGACCAAGGATAAAGTCACCCCGTTCGCGGCGTCCGCCGCGGTGGCAGGGTCCAATGTGCCGCCGCTCTCGACGAGGCTTACCGAGATCGTGGTGTCCGCACTTCCGAGCGCCGCTGTCGTGGTCCCATGACGGGAGGGGCCATTCACCTGCCCAACCTGCCCATAGGTCGCGTTGTCCGTCGAGACGTAGATGATGCACCCGCCCCAATAGGGATCCTTCGTACCTTCCGCCCCAGTCGGCGGGTCCTGCGCATCGGTATCGAATGTCGAGCCGAGAAGCGTCGCCGAGGTCGCGATTGCCGACAGGCTCTGTCCGTACTCGGCATATTGCGGCTGCCAGACGAAGATCCCGTTTCCAGACGTTCCCGCGTAGGATGACGTTCCGGCGGGGCTTTGCAGCAAAAGGGTGACAATCGGCGCGACGCTCGCAGCGACGACACAAGCCATGCCGACCTGATACCACCCCGACCCGGCATCGAGAATCCAGGAGGTCGTGACCCCCGATGACGCTCCTTGGCTCAGGCCGGTCGCAAGGTTGAACGAGACACCTTGGGAGGCCGCCCCGTCATAGATCTGGAGGCCGCAAGCCGTCCGTTCGGACGCCTTGACATAGGCCGCGAAGTAGATTGTCCGGCTCGCCAATGCGGATGGGAAGGTCCAGGTCGCATAATGATACCCGGTCGAGCCGTCCTCCTCGAGCCGCCGCGTTGTTTCGAGTCCTCCCGAAACCGCGACCCACACCTCACGCTGCCCATTGGTCAGGCCAGACGGCGGCTCGAAAATGACTGGCGGGTTGACCGATGACGGCACCACGTTCCAATCGACCGAGACGGCTTCATTGCCCTGGACCTGGTAGACGGCTGATGTCCCGGTGCTCGCGGGGAACTCCTCGGCCGAAACGCTCAGAAGGCCGTCGTCGTCCTCGTCGATCGAGACGATCCGCACCGGAAGCTTGTCGAGACCGAGGCCCGTATCTGTCAGGGTCACGATATCCATCGGCTCCAGCAGGCAGAACTCGAAGGATAGCTTGAACGCATAGGTGTTGCGGATATAGACCTCGCGCTGGAGTATGAGCTGCGCGATGGTTTGCGCCATGGCCTTGTCGCAAATCTCGTGCGCCGTGACGGTCGAGGCGTCCCTACGTCCGAATTGCTCTATCGCGTTCTGGTCCCACGTCGTGATCGTGGTCGAGTTGTACTTGTTCTTCCTGTCGCTGAACTCTAATTCCTGCACGTTGAACGCGCTGTATGGGTCATTGACCTCCACGGAAACCGGGTCCTCGTCATCCTCGCGGACATAATCGTCGTCGGTCAGGTCATAGATTGGGACAAGGTTCGGCACGAAAGAAACCGCCGATCCGTCATAGAGCGTTCCATCTATTGTGGCGTCGCCGTAGGACACGAACTTCAGCTTCCCGTCCGACCATACCGCCGTGCTGTTCGTGAGCTGAAGCCAGCGGGTCAGGATCGCGCTTGCCGTCTCCCGGTTGGCGAGCACGGGCGAGAAGGCAATCTGCGCCGCCATGCAGTATGCCTGGTAGGATGCCCCTCCTGACGCGCCGAAGAGTGCCGTCGAGTCGATCGACCCGGCTGGGAAGCCGACGCCATATTGCGCGTTCGTCAGGAAATCATAGATCACCTCGGCCGGATCGGCATCGTGAGCGTTGACAACCGCAGTCGCATATTTCTGCCCGTAGATCTCGAATTGCAGAGCCCCGAGCGACGCGCTCGATCCAAGATCATAGAGAGCAGACCACACTGTCGCAACGCCCTTGTAGGTCACGTCCGACAGATATGCCAGCGTCGGGCTCGCCGCATTCCCCGGTTCCAGGTTGAGATTCAGGGATGACAGAGAATAGACGCCTTGGTCCTTCCATATCGTGCCAACTGCCGTGATCGGCCCTTCGCATAGGCCAAGCGTGAGTGCGGCCGTGTAGTTATAGCCGGAAAGGGTCTTCTTGCCGCCGCCCTTGCCGCCGCTCTTGGTATATTCCGGGGTGGAGCCGAAGGCTCCATACCACAAGAGATTCGGCGCAAGCTTATTGATGCCGTAGGATATCGTAATCGGAACCGCGCTGGAGGATGTCTGGATCTGGAGTCCGGTATATTGCGTAATCTCGGCCGGCTTGGGACCGCGCTTGCGTAGGAAGCCCATGGTTCTCTATGCCCACAACGAGAATATGCGCGGCCTGCGGCTCGGCGCGGCCAAGCCCCCATTGCCGGCGACGGGCTCCTCCAGGACCCGCATGGCCGGCTGGTAGGCATGAACCAGCGTCAGCGGATCCGTGCCAGTCACGATCCCGCCGTGGGAATAGCACCGCCCGTAGCGGAACACGATGACGTCTCCTGGCCGCGCCACCCGCACCTCCTTGCACCTATCGAACACGAAGCCGAGGTAGCGTTCCTCCGAACGGTGCATAAACCAGTCGTCGCTATAGGGGCGCGGGTCGAAGGGCTCGCAAAGCCCGGTATCGACAAAGACGCGGACGATCAGCATTCCGCAATCGACACCCGCGCCGCGAACATCACCTTGACAATGGTACGGCGTGCCAACCCATGCGCGCGCCTCAGCGACGATCGCCTCCCTCTGATCGCGCATGTTCAAACCACCGTGGTTGGAGGCGGGATATAGGGGAATCCACGAAAGTTCGTGCTGTTGCTGAACTTGTCGGCACAGGTCGCCTTGGTATGATCGCAGCCTTGGTAGGCGCGGAACGTGTCTCCGGCCGCTGGAAGGTTCGGCAGCGGATAGCTCAAGATCACCACGCCGGAGCCGCCAGAGGCATAAGCCTCCTTGATATTCGCCCTCACCCCGGCGTTCGCACCCGTCAGGAAAGTAACCGTACCTTGCGAATAGGCTGTCGTGGCGAAATCCCACCCGACGGTCGTTCGCGTCGAGCCAGCAAGGACAACCCCGTCGAGCCCATAGGACTCCTTGACGATCGTGCATCCAGAATCATAGAGCACGTGCTGGCAATTCGCGGTGTAGATGTTACGCGGCATATCGATGTCGAGCAGAACAAGATCCGAGTTGACCGTGATCTCGGCCGTGGTCCGCCCGATCTTGTCTATCGTGCCGATCCGCCCCTTGAACAACAGCACGGTTCCGACCGGGGCGACATCCCAAGCGGTGAGGAAGGCGCGCTCGCGCTTGATCGTGCAGCCGTCGAAGACACGGCCGCGCAAGGCCTGGAGAAAAGGAACGCCGCCGACTGTATCCGTGGCTCTTGCCGATATGGTGATCTGCTGCTGGTCCACGTCCAGCCCGGCGGCGCATTTGAATTTCAGACCGTCAACGAGTACGGAATCAGCGAGATATGTGTAGCTGTTCCACGTGATCGGGACGTCGGCGTTGGTATAGGTCAGGATCGTGCCAGACGCCAAGGTGAACGTGAACAGGTCCGCGACAAGAGTTTTTGCGTCGCCGGCGCGCAAGGCGTTCAGGTGCGCGAGCAATGCTCCGGTTGCCGACCTCAATTTTTCACGCTCCTGAACTTCAGCCCTTCGACCTTCCACAACCCCGACATGAAGTTCTCGAAATCGACTTGATCGTCGAGGAAGCGGCACTCGAAGGCGTAGGTGAAATCCGCCGTGATCGCGACGCCGCTCCCAGGAGCCACTGAAAATGTGAGGGTGCGGGGAGCCGCCGCGACCCACCCACCTACGGAAACGCCATCGAGATAGACAGCGGTCACGAGAGTGACGTAGGAGATCGGCTCCGTCGCGGCGCCTATCGTGCGCTGCAAGGTGAAGGCCGTTTTCGTGCCGTCTCCGGTCCCGATCGATTGTCCCGTGGCAAGGTAATCCGTCGGATCGCTGTACAGGAATGTCCCGTAGCTCCCCTGGCATTGCAGATAGAGCCCCATGAGGCTTTGCAATGAATTCACGCCGAGGCCGGGGAACGACCCATCGGAGTCGAGCCCGTCGAAGGTCAGCTCGAACTCGTAGAGCGGATAGGAGAAGAACGGCGCGCGCACCTCGCGGCCCGAGACATGATCGGCCTTGCGGGTCGCAAACGTCGGCCGCTTGTTGACCGACCAGCCTTGGCCTTTGAGAACCGGGAAGACGGGCGGCGGCATGCCTTTATCCCAAATGAAAAGCCGCCCGAAGGCGGCTGTAGATACGCAATGACGCGGCGCTTATTTTCGCATGTTTCGTTGCATCTCGGCTTCCAAATCCGCGATTTCTTGCTCGGATAGGCCCGCAAGCAAATCAAACGGAGGCTCATCGGGATCGGAGTCCCCTGGATGGATCTTGATCCCCTCGACGTCCTGGAGCATTAGGCGCTCGCCGAATCTCGTTTCCTTGTCCTTGTCCTTGTCATCTGTCATAGGATCGTGACCTTCAATGTTCTGGTCTTCTCGGACCAGCTGGTGACCTTGTATTTTGTGCCGCGCGCAAGAAGGGTCTCCCTCTCGCCGGCGGCATCGCTGAATTTTGAGATGTCCCGCGCCTTGGTGCCCTTCGGCGCCGTGACAACCATCGTGATCCCGATCCTCGATTGCGCTGCAAATTGTTTCTCGTGCTTTGCAACCCCATCGCTCGTGGTGGTCGAACCAAAGCCAGGATCCTCGATGATCTCGCCTTTCTTGAGCTTGTCCTTCCATGCCATGGCAGCTCCGCCGCCAACACCCCTATATAGCACAGTTTTTTCCGAAAGTCCTGATTTTTCGAGCAAATCGTCTAACGCCGAGATGACTTTATCATGCTTTCCTGATGGCTTGTTAATGCCCCTCAGCTCCCGGTTGATGTCCTGAAAGTCGGCACCTGTATAAGCCTTGAGCGCAGCTTTATGCTCCGCCGTCACTTCATGACTTTCGCCGCCGGACCCGCTACCGAACCGGCCATCATCACCACGCGGATGCTCGCTTTCATCCCATCCGGCCTTTTTCAGGAGGACGCACAGGGCCTCTATCCCGGATCGCACAAGCTCGACCCGCCGCGCCCGTGCACCAGGCGACTTGCGAATATCCGCGTTGAGCGCCTTCAACATTTCGCCGATTTCGATCAGCCTAAAGATCGCCGGAACCACATCACCCTCCCCTCACCTGCATGATCTTGACGCTCTCGCCGCGCCAGAGCCGCGACACGAATTCCTCGAGGTCGAGCGTGTCGTCAGCGAAGCGCGCCACGACCGAGGTTCCGACCCCGAGCGCCGATGGCACCGCGAAGGTGAAGGGCACGTTCGCCGCTTTCCGCCCCGTGTAGAAGCCGGCGAGCGTTTCGAGCTCCGCCGGATTGTCCATCCTGAGCACGTCATACGTGATCTCGATCTCGAGCAGCGCGGTCGAGGTCCGGGCTGCGCGCGCTTCCCGGCCCGAGACATGCTCGGCCTTGATCGTCACATTCTCAGGCGTGTAGCGGATCGACCAGCCTTGGCCCGCGAGGTCCGGGAAGGCGGGCCAAGTTCCCGGGTCCGGTGACGGGTCCGCGGCAGCCGGAGGCTCGAACGGCCCTTTGCCGGAAACCCAATGGCCGGCTTTCCAGTTCGGCGCGTCACCCCAAACCGATTTGAGCTTCGGGAAGGTCGGGAACGGCCGTGCATCCCAAGCCCACACCGAGCAAAACGCCTGCTCGAGCATGACAACCCCGCCGCCGGATGTCTCATTGCCTCCGTCCACGAACCAATATTCGTGGATTGCCTTCAGGCCCAGGGTCCCGAGCGTAAAATCCTGCTGCGGTTGCCAGGTTCCCCCGAATACCGAATCCCATACCGACCAGAATGGCGAAGCACTTTCCGTGCTCTTCGGATCGAAGAACACATTTGGTTGGTTCGTGCCTTTATCGCATGTGGGGACTCCGTATTCGGAGAATGTCACGGACTTGGCTTGCGCGATCCATTTCGTATCCGGTCCGTGGGGAGCATATCCTCCGCCGAGCCCGTCGTCGTAAACGGCCTTGTGGGGATTGTTCCACCACCACCGCATTTGCTTGTTCGCGAGCAATTCCTGCCCTGCATAAAATCGCACACGTGCTTGCGTCAGGCGATCTCCCTCCGGTCGAGACACCTGTTCCCCGGAGCCTCCGGGGTCAAGCCCCCGCCCGAGATTGTTGCTATCGGAGTAGAACCAATTGAACTTTTCGCCGCCCTCGATATTGGCCTTCAGGTACTCCTTGGATTGCAGCGTCGGCGTGCCAGAGAGACCAAGCCCGTTCATTTGTGTCTCGTCTGGAGGCCATGTGCCGGTGAATTTTGCTATGGTCCAATAGGTTGCGTCGAGCCCGCCGGAGCCAGTCGTCCAGTCGGACAGGGGCAGATAGTTGTCGAAGCACACGATGTCGATATTAGGTTGGCCCCACAATTGATCGAGGTGCGGCCATTGCCCGTTCTCCCCTGGATGCTGATAGCCCATCCATGACGACCAGTCGGCCACGTAGGAGACGAGGTTCTTCTTCGTCGTGAGGTTCTTGGTAAGCCCGGCAGCATCGAAGACCGATCGCACGTCGTCGGCAAGCGCGATCATCCCATCGACGAACGGATAATCCCAGGTGACCTTTCCATCGCCTCCGGTGACGCCGGCCTTGGTCCAAGCCGGTCCACGAATGGTTTCCAGACCTCGTAGCTCCGACCCGACAAGGAAAAGGTCAACACCACCAGCCACCACGCAAAGATTGGCATAATGCAGGATCATCCTTCTGAAGGTGAAGTCGGTCGGCGAACCGGAATAGCTGACGGTCTTATTCGGCACGTCCTGGGTGAAATCGCCAGGCACCGCCGAACCGAGAAAGCTCGCGACCGCGCTTGCCGCCGCGCTCGTCTTGTCCGGCGCATAGGTGATCCGGCCACGCCACGGGAAGGTTCGGTCGGATGGATCGCCGAGAAGGAACGGGTAGAAGACGACGCGGAACCCGCGCGCCTTCAGGTCCTGGATCGCGCGAACGAGCGACGGGTCCGATTGCGTCCCGGAATAGTCGAATGTCTCGCCGACGGACGTAATCGGGATCAATCCGGCCGAGGCTTGCGTCAGCGCGGAGCATCGCCACGTGTCGGCGGCCCATGCCGAGCCATTCCAATAGGAAAAGCTTCCGCCGATATAGGTCGTGCTCGGATAGACCTTGCACGATCCCGCGTCGATCGAATCGAAGAACCACGAGACGATGATGGCGACCGTCGTGCAGGCCGGGAAGTCCGCCGCGAGATCGTCGATCGCGCGGCTGAAATCCGTCTCCTCCCCCGCGTAGCTCGCGGCCGTCGCCCCGGAGGCATAGACATTGATCGGGACAGCAACCGCCTCGGTCGTCCGTTGGCCGAGATGCGCGATCGTGTCGTAGGTGAACTCGCCTGACCCCGGAAGAAGGTTCACGCCATTGATGTAGGTCATGCCTTCGAGAGCTGGCTCATGCCGAGATGCGCGCCGGTGCGCACCCCCTCGTTGATGGTTCGCATGAGCGTCCGCTCGTTATTCTTGAACCATTTCTTGACGCTCGCGGCATCGATCGCGCTGATATTGATGTTGGTGGCGTGGTTCACGGCGACCTGCCCTCCCGCGCCGCCCAGCGGCCCGTCGTTCAGCGCCGAGCGCCACGCAGCCGCTGGGCCGGCTGGGACAATCATCTCGCCCTTGTGCACCCGCGCGATCATGTCGCTCGGCAGATCCCACGAGCCGACATCGAAGGCTGGCAGCGCGCTCGCGACTCCGAGCACCGTCGCCTGACCCGCCGCCGCTGGCCCAGCGGCCGCCGGCCCCATGATCGGCGAGAGAAAGCCAAAGATACCGGCGAAGACCTGCGCCGCCGAGGCGAAGATGCTTTTCAGGATCCCGGAAATAACGGTGAATCCGGAGGTCGCCGCCGCCGTGGATTCGAGCCCGGTACGAGCCGCGGTGCCGGCCGCGACCGCCGATGTCTTTGCCGCCTCGCCTGCCGTTGTCGCCGCCGTCTGTGCCGTCACGCCGGCGAGCCAGTCCGTCACGATCCGGATGCGCCCGGCGATGAATTGCTGGATGACTTCCAGCAAGACATTCCGGGCTGCATCACGCAAGGTGGTCGTGCCCGCGATCATGCCCGTGATCGACCGCGAGACACTAGTCCCGATCAGATCGAACGAGCGTCGATAGTCATGGTATATCTGCGTCGTTACCCTACGTTCGATTTCCTGTCTACGAGCGGCTGATTCGCTTGCGATATCGGTCCACATCGCCTGCGCGGCCGCGTAGGCGGATGTACCCTGTCGATAGGTACCCGCCAGGAACTGGATGTGGTTACGTTCGATGTCTTCCCGTTGGCGGTCGAACCCGAGGAGGCTCGCGAGCTCCTGCTGGCGCGCTATCTGCGCGGTTTGCGCTTGCTCCCGCACGAGCCCGATCCGCTCCCCCACTCCTTTCAGCGCAACATCGTACCGGTTCGCCTCAGCTTTGCGAGCAACCGAAAGCTCCGCCGCGCTCGATGCATCCGCGTTCGACAGCAACCGAGCTACGTTGCTCGTGACTCCACGCGACACAGAGGCGAACGAGGCGTCGACAAGCCCCGCGCCACTTCGCAGCGTACTGAGCGTCGTATCCATCGCCGCCGCGGCTTTTTGCATCCCGCGTTCCAGCCCGGAGACATCGGCGTTGAGCTTGATTACGAGATCATCGGACATTCATGCGTATCCTTTCCTGCTACTCGACCCTGCGCATGACAACTGCCGCTAGAGCATATTTCGCTCAAAACCATTCCATTCGACCGACAAGAATATGCTCTAGCCTTTGAGTCTGGGCCGACTTCTTGTCGACCGGGTGACTCCACCCGGTGGACAAGCGCTCTAGCCCTCCCGCACGAACCCTTGTGGATACCGTGCAAGCAGCCCTCCGATACCGCTCGGATCGGTCTTGCTCGACGCCGCGGATTCCACCACGTTGGGCTCGATTCGATATACACACTTCAGAATTTCATGCACTGGCGGATATTCTTGCCAATACGCGTAAAGGCCGAGGACATCACAGAACGGCATATCGTCGATCTCTGCCGGCGTATATCCACAAGCGGCCATCAGCCTCGCATAAACCCTAGCGAAGTCGAGGCGGACGCACCTATCGAGCTCGGCGCGCCCGCCGCGCCTTCCCCCGTTGCCGCGTCTCCGCAAGTCTTCGCCTCGATGAAGCCCCCCAGACGCAGTACAGCCCCCATTGCAGCAGCAATCTCCGGCGCCGTCGCCTCGATCTCCGATAGCTCCGCTGCGGCTTCGGAATTGTCGCGGCGTAGCGCAATCGCGACGATCGCTATCGCTGCACCGATGTTGCCTTTTGCGCCAAGACCGCTCTCCATGAGAATCGGCTCGATTTCCTGCACTTGCCGAAGCGTCAGCGGCCTGACAACCCACTCGTGCGATCCGAGTATTATCGATTCCGGCTGCAGCCTCATCTCACGACACCTCCGCGAACGACCACGTCATAACGTTGCCGGCTGCATCGGCAAAGCACGAGAAGTCGAACTCCGGCATGACGAAATCTTCGAGTTTCGTCTTGAAGCTCAGCTTGCTCGATGTACAATTGTTGAGCGTCAACGAAACCGCCTGACCCTGGAAGGTGGTAAAGAACTGTGCCTGGAACGTCGGCGTCGTACCGAGCAGCTGATTCGTCACAGTGAACTTATGGCCAGCTCCATCCAGCGAATAGGTATAGCTGACAAGCACAGCCTTCCCGGCATCCGCCGCGTTGAACGCGTAGTCCCCGGACGCTACGGAATATTGCCCGGCGCCTGGTGTGGCCGCCACCTTGGTCAGCGGCAGGCCCGACGCAACATACACGACACCATTGTCGCCGACGAAACCCCCAGCATTGAGCACAGTCACGGTATAAGGCGCGGAGGCGGGGATCGTGCCGGCCTCTGCGAAGGCAGTCGCGATCTGGCCGGACGTAGGTGTCACTCCGTAAAAGAGATGCGCGAAAGCCAGGCCGGAAATCCGGGCGACCTTTGCCTTGCCGGTCGTCTTGATCGTACCACGCGCCTCGACGATAGCACGTTGGAATTGCCCATGTAGCTCCTTGACGGTCGCCGTCTCCTCGATCGTCACTTCCTGTACCAATCCGAAGTTTACCGGAGTTGCATTCGGAATATCGGTGCGGGTCCCGAGCAAGACGCCCGTGCCGAAGCTATACATGCATTGCCCCTTTGGTTTGAACGAGGACGCGCCTCGGAAATTCGCACTGCCCCGGTTTCGGTATCGAACCCAGACGTGGATCGGGTGTCCCTACCTCGCATGCGGGTAGGAGGACCGCGTCAGTTCCTAGGACGAGTGTTGCGTCAACAAGCACCCTCGAGGGCCGTGCGCCTCCTTCGACCATCAAGCCACGAGTCGGCCTTCGACAACGAGCTCATCCCCGTTAGCTAGCGCATGGGTGCATCACCCGATCATGCGCATCGCATCCGCCCATGGCGTTCCGATGCACGAGCGGGCTCAATTGTTGGTGGTCTGCAACGATTTGCAGCTCCCGTTCCTGCTTGTCACCTCGATTTGGTGACAAATCGACATCGATGCTATATTGCGACGAAGAAGAACTCAGAGCAGGTTTGCTTCTCGACCGTAGCGCACGTTGGCCGAGCGCGATTTCCAGCGTAGCGGACACCGGCTTGCGTCGCCAATCGGAGGGGAAGCCGGCCTAGACGAAACTGCTTGCACCCGGGCCGCGATCATGGCAGCACGATCCTGATCGGGACAACGAGCATGGCATCGCCGTCGAGGTCGCCCGGATCCTTCAGAACCTTCCCCTCGATACGGCATTGGTATGCTACGCCTCCGAGCGTATTCCGACCTATGAGGTCGTCGGATCCCGTGGGGACGAATGCAACGTCCAACGCGTCCAGCACATTGTCGAGCAACGTGGCGCCTATTGCGCTCGGATCCTTCGCATTGAGGTATACGAAAAGCCTGATCTCCATGATCCGCTTCGGGCGGGCGTTCTCGGTCCACATATAGACATCCTCGCCACCTTCAAACAAGAAGCACGCGGGGCGAGCCGAGAGCGAGACATCATTCCACAGCTTGAGCCGCCGGACCGGACCTGTCTTCCAGGAATAGGCGCCGGCAACCAGCGTTTCCAGTGCGGTGATCGCGGTGTCACGCGTCAATATCGGCATGGGTCCACCTCCGGATCGTCCAAATGCATGACATGCTGCCGAAACCAATAGGCTCCTGCACTGGAGCAATTTTCAACAACGTGGGGTGCACCTCCATCTTTTGATCTCGACGTTTGGAGTGCTCGACGTCGAGGCGAAATTGCGACAAAGCCAGTACGTCGATTCGGTTGCCGATTCCAGAGGATCGGAAACCGCTCTAAGTGATCGCACACCGGCTCATGCGCGACCGAATGCGACGAGGATAGCCTCCTTGTGAGTGGTCACGAATGCCGTCGTCTCATGGTCGATCGCCCGGGCGCGCTTGGCACTCGGCGTGATCCTGGATATGTTGCGGTCCGGCAAGGGACATTTCAGCTTTTTGCCACGTATCACAAGGTCCGTGGCTCGGCTCTTCACGCCGAGGATCTCACGAGCCGCATGTTTCACGGCAAGAGCTTGCACCGAGGCTAGTTCGTCCTCTTCGGGACCCCCCCTCACGCCGACATCATCGACGAACAAAGTCAACGATCGCATCAACTCGGACAAGCCCGTTAGGGCCCCAGGTAGGTCAGACGGGTCACGCTGATCCCCGATCCGCGCCGTCATGGCCTCGCGAAGCGCGCCTATTCCCCCCGCGAGCATGTCGCGGCCACTCGCCTCGGGCCTCTTCATGTCGTGACAACCCTTCGATAGGGCTGCAGGACCGTCCTGACGAGGTCCGGAATATCCTTGACAATAAAGGACACGCTTTCGTGTCCGCCCAAGGACTTCGCGCGCTGGCCGATCCGCGAACGATATTGATACTGATCGGCAGCCCATTCTATACAACACCGAGCGAGGTCACCCGGGACATATCCATACGAGATCATCACCTGGGTGGCGGCGTCGAAGGCGGAAAAGGTGTAGGCGCCACCGTCGTCATATTCGTATTGAGCGGGGCCCGGATTGCTCGCCACATTGACGAGCGGGGTGCCATTAGAGTCCGTGACGCCCGCGTCGCTCGCAAACATCCCTTGGGCCGCGCGGACGGTCACGGTAAACGGCGCCACAGAGGGCACGAGCCAGGATTCGTTCGAAACCTGGTAGCCGGCATAATAGGAAACCTCGATGTTCTGGACTCCCCTCGCAAACGTCCCTCGGCGCAACGACAACCGCTGCATACGGCCCGGAGGGGCGCTCTCCGCCGAATCGACGATATAGCCCCTATCCGCATTCACGGCGACGCTGGAGGAAGCTGGAATGGCCATCCCATCGACCGTACATGACACCACCGAGGTTACCGGCCATTGTCGCAACAGAATCGAGGCCTCGTGGCCTCCGTCGAAACGGTCCGTATAGAGCTCGGGAATAATCGACGGACGACCCAGATAGGCAAGCATCGCTCGGCTGGTTCGAGATATAAGGTCGTCGAGCTGGACGTCGTCATCACTACCGGACACGCCGAGCCACCCTTTCAGGTCGGCAAGCCGTGCAAGATCGCATGTTGATCCCATGATAAGAGCTTTCGTTCCTTCCGAGCCCCCGCAACGCACCGAGCGGGTCGGCGTCCGACTGGAGGCCCGCGCAGCATCAGACTGGTCTTATCGGTGGCTGATGCGCGCGGGATACCAGATGCTGCGTGTCCCGGTTGTGGCGAGGCAACGCGGTGACGACGCTGCTGCTCAGCCGGCTAGCGCCCTACGTGCGGCGGCTCGCAACCCCTCATTGGTGATTGGCAGGGACACCGACACTCGTCGCGACCGCAGCAGCGAGAAGAGACCGCTTCGGTCGAGCCTGGCGACGTCATCCACGTCGGCACCCGACAGGCGCTTTGCGGTCTCCGATACATGGACTGGAACCAGGCCATGAGCGGCGAGAATGCCAGCGCCGAGCTCGTCCACATCGATCAAGCCGTCACTATCGATCGATAGCAGCTGCCCATTGTAGGACACCGACCCGCAACCTCGGGGAACGCGAAGCTTCATCATAGGCATCCTCTTGCACCACTTCGTAACCTTTCGGGACGATCGCTACGCTGGAGCCGCGCAGGCATGCGCGGCTCCAGCGTATGGGTCACCCATTGCCGATATTGGTGATCAACGCCATCGACGGCGGGAAGTAATTCTGTAGGACCTCGTCGGCATAGACGCCATACTCGTATTTTCGTGTGCGGAGCGGCCATTCGATCTGATAATAGTCCTGGCGGGTTCGGATTTGAACCACATTACCGACCCCGGCGAGCGGGTACGGCAACATCTTCGTCGTGAACAGAATCGTTCCGGCTGGCATATTCGGGTGGATGCGGACATCGACAGCGCTACCGCCCTGCATGGAGTAGCGATTCAAGTAAGTGCGAACCATGATTCCACCGCCGACCATATCTTGCGCCGCTTCGAATACGAACCGCTGCGCCGAATTCGTCGACCCCAGCATGACCTTATTCGAGATGTTCGTCGCTTCCTGCGAGCTCACCCACATGGTGTCCGGGGACAGGCGGTAGGTATCCCACATCGATCGCAACACGAGGTCGACCTCGACGATGCCGCCGGATCCATCGGCAGTGAGCGGCGTACCCGTTCCTGCTGATCCGGTCGGCATGGCAAGGAGGTAGGACCCCGAGCCCGGCTTGGTCGCCTGGTAGATCAGCCCGTCGAAGGCCAGCGCGTTCTGCGACCAATCGGCTGGGGGCAAGTCGGATGCCTGCTGGGTACCTGCCGCGGCCGCCGTGATCACGGTCGAATTGATGGTCGTGATCTCACCGAGACGCTCGGAGCCGGAGGCGCCCCAGAACCACGCATACCCCGCGGCACCCGGGACGAGCGTCACAGTCGCGGCGATGGAGCCGGTCGATTCGGTCGTCACGATTGTCGCCGCGGCACTCTGCCGCGCCGCGCCGCCACCGAACGTGTCCGTGGAATTGTCGGCATTGGTTCGAACGATCGACGCCTGAATGCCGCTCGTGACCGATCCGTTCAGCAAGCCGTCGAGTGATAGCGCGACACACACCACGGACCAGGTTTGTGCCACGAGGCTTCCATCCGTGGTCGAGGCCGTGAGCGTCGGGGTGGGCGTCGTGCCAAGGGCAACAGAGGAATTGCCCCCAAGGATCATAGCCTCCTCGCCGAGCATCAGCGCTTCGAGGCCGGTCTTTGCGGCGACGGCACGAACGTCGTCGAATTCCTGGCCCGCATATTGGGCTTCGAAATCGACACTTGTCTCGACACCAATGCCCTTGTACGTGGCGGTATAGTCCTGCGTCGAGACGGCGAGGACGCCACCTCGATTGGCCGCGGACACCCCGAAGCGCAACCCAGCTGTGTTGATCGCGGTGATCGCACGCCATGCCGCCTGAATGCCACCCTTTCCGGAAACCCGTGGTATGATATTGCGAAGCGGGGTCATGACCGGATAGAGGAACTTCGCACCGAGCTCTAGATCATAGAAGGTGAGGCCCGAGGTGGCACTCGCACTCGGACCGAACGTCGATTTGCCGAGAGGAGCGAGGTCCTTGAACCTCGGGTCGCCGAGCGGCCTTCGCTGCGCCGCCTTCAGCCTGTCCAGTACGTCCTGAACATCAGTGTGGATCGTCATGTCTTGCTCCTAATGGCAGCGAATGGCCGGCTGATTGTCGGATGCCCGGTGTCGGATACCGGTGCGTCAACGCAATCCATTTGAGGTAGATTGCGCAAGCTTGCTTACGATACCGCTCGACATTTGCGGATTTGGTCACGTTCATGAAGTTGGATCTATTCGATCTGAATGCATGGTGATCTGGCACAATCCCTACTTGAGGAATGTACGGCCGTTGCGCTGGGCAAGCCGTATAGCGAGAACGGAAAGAGCCTCGGGCTCCGATAGCAAGGAGTCTATCCGAGCCTCGGGCTGCCGGTCGAATGCTGCATCGTCGTGCTTGGCCACAGCCCGGCCTCCTCCGGAAAAAGGGAGCGGAAGTGGTTGCTGCTCGATGTTCTTGACCCGTTGGAGGACATCGGCGAGCACGGCCGCCAGGGTATCGAGACGCTTTTGTACGGTCAGCGGCATCGAACTGGTGGCGGGATGCGGAGTGGCGCCTTCCACAACGGGTCCATAGCCGCGGGGGTGGATTTCGCTGTGCTGTTGATCTCGGTCCACATCGGGACGGATCCGGTCACGTGCGGCCTTGGCGGCGCGACCGACCCCGCGGATACCGTCCCGCGAGGCGCGGGTACGGCCCCGGCGCGGCTCGATGTCGCCTGTCATCGCGCGCAGGATCTCCGCAAGGCGATCTGATACACCCACAATGTCGCTCAGCATGTCCGCGAGGTCGGGTGCGGCGCCGAGATCAGACGCAGACAGGCTCTCGAGCCATTCCAGGTTCCCCACCAGCGCCTCGAGCTTCGCTACGACGCTCGAACCCGGCTCGAAGCCCCGCAGCTCGGGGGTTCCGTCCGCCTTGATCATCTCGAAGCGAGCCGCTGCAAGGCAGGGGAGATCGACCAACGAAATCTCGCTCGGTATCGCAGTATAGCGCATCAGGCCTGCTTCATCGGTCCACCTCCGCTCGTAGGTGCCGCCTTGCGAGAACCCGGTATAGACACCCTCGGTGACCTTGATCCATTCGGCTGCGTCAACCACCTTGGCGGAGATCTCGATCTGCCGCGCGTCGTCGTTGAACGTGATGGCGGTTACCTTTCCGGCCGCAACCGAACCATGCATCGCGCGTAGATTTCCGCGTGACTTGCCTCCGGTCGATTGCGCAATCTCTTCCGACCACCGCTGGTAATGGGGCTTTGTCGACGCATAGTCGCATATCTCGCCGGTCCGATCCTCTACTTCTGCGGTGGCGACACCATAGACGAGATGCTGCGTGGCGTCGACCTTGGTGATCGGGATGAACAGGGACAGGTCACCCATTCGTAACTCCACTGATAGGGCCGACTATCGGCGGCCGCTGCTGCTGCTGCTGGTTTCTGGTAGCGTAGAGAATTCCGATGGGCGCGTCAGAGTACGTCGGTGCCACGGCGCGGGATCCGGCGATGGTTCGGTGGCCTCGCGACAAAGCGGGCCTCAGGGCTGGAAACGGGTAGCGCGCTATTCCGGGAGCGCAACATAGCCCGAGCGCGACGTTGTCATCGGCCGCGCGGCGCAAGCCTCCGGATAGGGCTCGTGCCCGAGCGCGGCACGCGCCTCGTTGAGCGTGAGGATTCCGCTCGCTGTGTAGCTCGATAGGATCTTCTCTTGTACGGCCGGATCGATCTGGTTGCTGTTGCACCAGCAAAACTCCAGATCGGGTCCGTCGAGCTCGGTGGCGAGGATATCATCCACGAGACGCTTCACCCAGCCGAGGATCGGTGCCAGTCCCTCCTCCTCCGAGAGGTCCTTTTGGGTCTCCGCAGTGGCTCGATTCATCGATTGGGTAAGCGCTTGCGGCGATACCGAAAGGGCGAAGCAGACGATCCGCGCCAGCCATTCGTCGAAGGCCCCCTTCAGCTCCGGCGCGGATGTTTGCACAAACGTTCTGGCTACCCCACCGGGAACGAACTTTGCCCGCCGACGACGACCTTGGTCTCCATCGAAATAGGCATCCCAGTATGTTTGGTACGACGCGATTTGATCCGGGGTCCAGCTCTCGGGCACGCCGATGAGGCTATCGGGAATGTTCCCCTCGGTAAAATAGTCGAGCAAGTACATTTGCCGGCGGAGCGCGATATTGACGGTCGTGAGAATTTGCTCCACGGGGCTGAACCCATAGGCACGGTTGACGCGAACATTGCGGGGACGATAGATCAGGTCGCGAACCGAATACTCGATCGCGGGATAGCCTTTCAGGATCTGCTGATAGGCGGGTGGATAGACGACCGTACCGTTCTCCACGTAGGGTTGCGCTGTGCGCCCCCAGGCGTCGAGGATCGGCTTGAGCGTAGCGCCGTCGAGCGGCATCAGGGCTTTGAGCCGGCCGCTGCGATCACGGCTCATGTAGAGAGCCGTGGCGTCGGTCACGAAAACCTCCTCCAGCAGGATCCTGAGCCAATCGGCAAAGCCGTGGACTCCGTCCGGCCGCTCCAGGAATCGCCTCGCTGCGGCAATTCGCTCTCGGCCGGCAGGCGGGAGGTGCGCGCCGTTCCGTGGGTTGATCGTCCACGCATGGCGGGCGACCTGATCCTTGCGGGTCTCGATGACGAGGCGAAGGAGGTCGTAGCCGTCGGCCAGCGCTCGCATTGTCGCAAAGGTGACCGGCTCGTAGGGCCGCGATTGGGTCGAGAGATTATAGCCGGCGGGAAAATCCCATTGGCGGCCGGCGATCTCTTGCGGCGCGAGCGGCATCATGGGAGCCGATGGGCCAAACCAGCCCGCGGCACCGGCGGTCCTCGTCGCCGGCGCGAAGCTGACATTGACCTCATAGGGGCTCAGCGACCAGATTCGCTGCCCCGCGCCACGCTCGGCCATGTTGACTCCCTCGTGTCTCGATGATCTCGATTCGGGCCGGGCGCGGGCCGGCCCCCGATGCTTTGCCCTATCGGGCTTTGCTTTCCGCGAGCGCCGCACGGCGGTAGAACTCGATGATACCGGTCGCGTCATCCGTTCGGAACAGGTGGGTCAATGCCCAGATCGCCGCATCCGCGTGGTCGGGGCTGCCAGCTCCGGCATAGCCTGCCGCGGAGAACGCGCAGAGCTGATCCTCGAGCTTGGCGAACCGGCCCACGTGATGGACCCGGCCTTGCGCATAGCGCACCGAGACCGGCTCCGCCCTCACGGCCTTGCCGCGACTCGCCGTGACGAGGCGCACCGGCACGTTCGGATCGGCCGCCGCGATCGTCGCGCGGACCATTTCGCCTCCGAAATTGCTCTCGGCGACAATGCAATCGGCCCGAAATTCGTGAAACGCAACGACCGCTCGCCGTCCCCATACCGCCGGCGCGTCGCGACAGGAACGATCGGAGAGGATGTAGCAGTCGCCATCGAGTCCTCGAGCTGCCACGATGATCCCGATCTCGTCGGCGGCGAGATCGTCCTGGCCGGCCGCACCGGATGGATCGAGCCCGACAACCACCGCGGCCCGCTTTTCCTCGGGAATGTCCTCGGGCGAGCAGCGGGCCTTGTCGATCACCTCGTAGGTCCACAGCGCGCCATCGACTTCGTCTACGTAGACGCCGTCGTAGAAGCGCTTGCGTTGCTTTTCCGGCAGGTTCTCCAGGCTGCGCAGGAAGTCCTGCGACAGGTTCGCTGCATTGTCGTTCGGATTCAGGAATGCGAGCTCGTAGCTCTCGGGGTCCTTCAAGGGCTGCTTAGAGACCGGGTCACGTTTGTCGCGGAACAGCACATGGGTCCAATGCGACTTGCCGACCGGATTGAGATCCACGAAGGCCTTCTGGTCGATCGGTGGCGCGACCTGGGCCAGCCGCGTGAATGCGACAAGGGCCGACGCGTAGGGGATTTGCGAGGCCTCGTTGAGGAAAACGCTCGCATATTCCCGTCCGAGGATCTTCTCCACACGGTCCTTGTCGTCGAGACCTCCGATCCAGATGCGCGACCCGTTCGGGAAGGCGAAAAATGCGTCCTGGCGATGCTCCTTGAGCACCGCCTGAGGAAAGCAGAGTTGCATCACGCGTGGCAAGGTGTCTAGTGCGATCGAAGCGCGCGCGGCATTCGCATGGAACCGTAGGATGGCATGGCGCGATCCGGCGGCCTCGAGCGCGCGCCCTACAATCGCGCGGACAATGAGGAACGTCTTGCCGGATCTCGTACCACCGGCCAGACACGTATAACGTCGCGGTCCTTCCAGGAGACGAAGAGCCACCTCCTGGCCGGCGCTGAATTTCACCAT